AAGCGATTAATGCTGCGTTCAAGGGTAAAAATAATGACTTCTCAGAGTTTAGAAACATACTGACAGAAGGTTCTGGTCTTGACAGAGTAGAGGTTGGCAACCTGTTTTACGGGTTCTTGACCCGCGATCCGGGGTTTGTTGATGCTGCAAAACGCGAGGCCGACAGGCTTGGTATGGAAATAAACGTTGGAAGAAATGAAGATCTTGTAAAATTCTTACCAGATTTTATGCAGAAGAACGCATTAGATGCAAGGCGACAGATAGATAGACTTACAACATCTCTAGCTAACTCACCTTTTGTTGGTTCTGGTATTCTACCGGATATCAAAAACATCATTGACCAAAACCTTTCCGACTTCATTCGTAGAAAGTACGCTGCATTTGAAGATCCAAAGTGGTTTGAAACAGAAGTATTCAAGGAAAGCTACGATAACGCCATTAAGTTTTATGAAGACAATCCAGATATGGCTAGTGATTTATACACTCGGCTAGTGGATAAACTAGGCCCACCAGAGGATTTTACTGTTGGTGTCGGTATCAACGCTCGTACAGATCCTAGATATGCAAAAGAACTTGTAGACAAATTTGTTGACAAGTACAAAACACCCAGCAGACCTAATGCACAAGACGGCACGGTTGATCGTGTGGTTAGGGACCGCTTACGCACTTCGTTGATAACCAATAGACCACTGAAGGAACCAGTGTTACGGGCTGTTCTAGGTGAAATAAAAGATCCAATGGATGCGTTTGTCTCTACTGTCACAGAGCTAGCTGAGTTTCGTGCAGTGGACTCATACTACAACTACATAGCCAAACAGTTTCTTGATCCTAATAATCCATCCCAGATCGGAGATGAAATTATTTCGGCTGAAACTTATGCAAGAATACCTGATGCCAGCCCTTTAAAAAAACAATACAAAGTGCTGGGATCTAAGCCAAAGGTAACTGATGAAGGCGAGTTAGCTGACTTAGATAAACTTGGCGACATACAGTTTGGTGCTTTAACTGGACACTATGCAAAGCATACAAGTGGTGACATAGCAAAAAAAATATCTGGGTCTATGTACACAGAGCTAACACAGTTAACGCAAGCCAGAGGCACTCCGCTTACTGAAATGTACAGGCTAACCTATGGCAACTTTTTGCGTGGCAAGGGTCAGGTTCAGTTTTCAAAGACCGTGCTTTCACCGATTACTCAATTTAGAAACGTAATATCATCAGCCATGTTTGCTATGGCGCAGGGCAATGTCGGCAGGGGTGGCAAGCTTGGCGAGTCAGCAATGACTGTGTTTTCAAACATACACAAGTTGGACAATGTCCAACGCGAACTATTCTATAGAAAGCTACAACGTCTTGGTGTTGTGGGTACACAGACTCAGATCAGAGAGATGGACAAACTTTTTGAAGAAGGTTTGGGTGGATCTTTAAAAGGTCATGTTGATGAATTGGGTGTTAACATTACCCGTGAAAAAGGTCACATACGCAGAACTCTAGGCAGGAACATGCTGGGTAGATGGCTCGACAGTGCTACTGTTAAGCCACTTAAAAAAGGTGTGGAGAAAGCTCGTGACTACTATCAAGGTGGTGATGATGTATGGAAAATATACAACTTTCAGTTTGAACGTCAGAAGGTAATCAACGCTCTGGGTGATAGCAATCAAGCCGAGTTGTATGCCAGACAAATGGGTTTTGATGACTTAGATTCTTACGCTGCTGACATTGTGAAGAATGTTGTTCCAAACTATGAACGTGTACCGGAAGCTATACGATTACTCAGAAGAGCGCCGTTTGGTAACTTCATTGCGTTTCCTGCTGAGATCATCCGCACCAGTGCAAACACACTGACTTACGCTGCTAAAGAGTTAGCATCTGACAATGAAAAAATTCGTGAAATTGGAATGCGACGGTTAATGGGCTTTATGTCTACTGCCGGGGTCACAGGAACTGCTGTACAGGGCATAGGCATGTATGCTCTTGGTGTGGGGCAGGAACAAATGGATGCACTGCAACGTCGTGTCGCCGAGTGGAGTAGGAACTCCACCCTAGTACCAACCAGCGTTAAAAAGGGCGCTGATGGCAAAAACTACGTCACGGGTTATATAGATTTTAGTTACACAAATCCTTATGACTACTGGACACGTCCAGCTAGAGCCATCCTAAACGCTCATAGAGAAGGTAAACTGAACGACTATGACTTAGGTAAGTTTATGATCTCCGCAACAGGGGATGTTCTGTCTGAGTTTACTAAACCATTTACAGATGACTCTATACTTGCTGAACGACTTCTAGATGTATTGCCACAAGGTAGAGGTGGGGTAACTAGAACAGGCGCTGTTATCTATAATGATGGTTCTGGAGAGTTCCAAGTTGATAGCACCTTGGAAATCGTGGGCAAAAGTATCGCGCATGTTATGACTGCATTTAATCCGGGTATCATTGAACAGACTGTGGGCAACATTGGTCCAAGACCAGAGCGTGGCGGTGCAGTGGGCTATGTGCCGGGAAGAATTGCTACAGCCTTATTGTCCCCTGACGGAAGAGATCCACGGGGCAATGTCCGTCAAATTGAAGAAGAGCTAGCTTCTATCTTTACCGGACTACGGGAAGTAGAAGTCAAGCCAGATAAAATTGGTTACTATGGATCATTCCAGTACGGCGATGCTGTATCAGGAGCGCGGCAAATATTTAATCGTTCCGCTCGTATTGAACGAGCGTTAAATCCTGATGACCTAATCGCCTCTTACATTGATGCAAACGAGAAGCTTTACCGTGAACAAAACCGTATGTTTGGTTTGATCAAAGACATGCGTTCACTGGGAATGGAAGACAGGGAAATTAAAAAAGCGCTGAAGTCTGCAAAGGTTGGTAACATAAACAAACTAATGCGTGGTATATTTACTCCGTTTACTCCGTCAGATGAGATCAAAAAAGTAGCCCGTAAAACTGTAAGAGAGTACGGCGGGCATTTCCCTAACCGGGAAATAATGGCTTTACGTCGGCAGGTAGTTCGTCGCCCCTTGACGGGTGAGTTTCCGACATTAGATAAAGCAGAAGGTGGTTCTGTTAACATAACTGATCCGACAGAAAGAACAGCTATACCGGATCGTATAGGCGACGAGTTTCTAAAGAGACCAAAGGTCCAAGGTTCTGCTGCTTCGGCAACTCCTCCTGCTGAAGCGCAACTAGCGGGGGCTGTTCCAGCCCCTTCGACAGCCCCCGCTACTCTTCCGGTTCAACCACCTCGGCCCTTGAACATCGGTCCTACGACATTACCTGACCCAAGAGATCAGGAACTAGCACAGAGATTGAGGCAAGCATGAACAAAGATCAGCTACGCGAAGAACTTGCAGCCGACGAAGGTTGTAAGTACGAAATATATTTAGATCATCTTGGTCTGCCAACTTTCGGAATCGGGCATCTAGTTAAGGATGTTGACCCAGAACACGGTCAGCCAGTCGGTACACCTGTATCAGAAGAGCGTGTGCGGCAGGTATTTGATCTGGACATCCTTGTCACCATCGAAGATTGCCACAGACTGTACGACGATTTCGACGATCTGCCAGAAGAAGCTCAGTTGGTCATCGCCAACATGTGTTTCAACCTCGGCTACCCACGTCTGTCTAAGTTCAAGGGTATGAAAGCTGGCGTTGATGATCGGGATTGGCACCGTGCAGCCGACGAAATGGTCGATTCTAGGTGGCATGATCAGGTTCCTAACCGCGCAAAGCGTTTAGTCAAGCGAATTCGTGATCTAGCAAATAGCTGAAATCGTTAGATAAAAACATCGATTCTCGTCGAGCTAATTTACAATGACCGTACCAATACACCCTCAAGTCCCTGAGAATCGCTGTCCGCGCTGTCAATCACCCCTAAAAGTGGTTCAAGTGCATGGACACGGGCAGTGTCACTACTGTAAAGCTGTAATTGATGACTGTTGTCAGGGTGAAACCTGTCAGGTCTCTACTCCTTCGGGTGGTTTGACCGGGTCGCAGCGTACACCCATCACCACATGATCTTTGTTTATTGTCATTAGCGCTGCCGCCATCTCAGTGGTTCTGTCAATGCACTGTGTGATTTCTTTGTATGGTCCGCGTGTGTCGTCTGCCACAAAACAATCTTGCAGATTGCCCATCATGCAGACTAACACCATCGCTTCAAACATTTTCTTTTTCCTTTGGGTAGTACACGTCTACATGTGACTCACAGTTTGGGCAGTGAAGGTTTGTGACCATTGAGTAATACTCATCTTCTTCTTCAAGGTCGTGGTCACCACCCCATATAAGCTCAGTTTTACAATGCCAACAATTCATTCTACCTGCCCCCAGTTGTCTACAATAGCTGTGTCAACTTCAAATGGCACATTCAGGTCAGGTATGCATGTTGTCATAATTTCGACAACTTTGTCCGCTTGTTCTTTGGATTCAATGTTAAAGCATAACTCATCATGCACCGTAAGTATAGGACACAATCCTTCGTTATAACAATCCACCATCGCCTTCTTGGTTTGGTCGGCACTTGAACCTTGGATTAGTTTGTTCAGTGCCTTGTATGTAAACGCACGTTTAATCATGCCCCTACCACCATATACTTCGACGGCTTCTTCTAGCGGCAGCGCCTTGTGGAAACCAAATGATCTTGGCTCCCACTTATCAAAGCGACACTTACGCCCCAGTATTGTACGAATGCTGCCCTTGTCCCCAGCATGATTCATTGTCATGTCGGCAATGCCTTTCACAAATGGCACATGCTCGTGGTATTTATTCAGCAGCTTCTTGGCATCATCTTCAGTTACGTCTAGTACACCAGCCAGCTTCTTACGGCCCATGCCGTACATGATACCAAGGTTAACAGTCTTGGCTTCCTTACGGCTAATGCCTGCCATGTCTGCCACCATCTGGTGGAAGTCAGCATTGCCGGACTTGTACATTTCAACGACTTCGTCTATTTCTGGTGACCTGTTTGCACCTTTGATCTGTGCACAGTAGTGTGCCAGCCAGCGTGGCTCTTGTGAGGCGTAGTCAAAACTTCCCCACTTGTGACCCTCTTCTGGTATAAATAGGCCACGGATCATTGCTTTTATTTCCGGGTCACGCGCCGGGATTTGTTGAAGGTTGGGGTTGGACGAAGAAAATCGTCCTGTGACTGTGCCCCCTTCATCTGAACGAAGAGGGTTAAAATCACAATGTATACGACCATTATGCGAATGCTCAAGAATAGTCTCCACAAACGTAGTGTTGGCTTTGTTAAACTCACGAAGGCGTACAATCTTCTTGGCTATTGGATGCTCGTGATTCGCCAGAAACTGTTTTGTAAAGGCGGGGGCGTCAGTCTTTTCTGTCCTATGGTATTTAAGCCCAAGGGCATCAAACGCCTTTGCTACAGATGTAGCCACCCAAGGCTCAACCGTCACCCCGGTGTCGGCCCGTATCTCTTCTAACAGTTTCTTTTCTCTTGACAGTAATTCTTTCTTGACTTGCTCCGCTTTGTCTATGTCTACCCTAACACCGCGCTGCTTCATGTCTAGCAGCACAGGCAACAGCGAAGACTCAAGCTGGAAGATGGATGAACATTCTTCTGCCACAATGTCGATACGCAACCTGTCCCACAGGCGCAGAGTCACAGCAGCGTCCTGCTCTGCATATCTACCCACAAAGCTAGAGTCTAGCTGCCACATGCCGCTCTTTGCATCTACGCCGTACATCTCTGCCGCAGCGCGTAGCATTTTCTCGTTCTTTGTTTCGCCTAAATATTCTTTGGACAGTGAGTTCAGGTTATAAAACAGACGGTTCTCGTTCAATAGGGGCGCGGCTATCATGGTGTCGATTATCGGACCTTGGACCTCTATCCCTGCCCAGCGTAGCCAACCAAGATCATACATAGAATTGTGCATGACCTTTTCAATGTTAGGCGTGGCTAACTGTTTCTTCAACCAGTTGACAACCAGCTTCTCAGGTAGGTTCCCTGACTTGTGACGTACAGGGAAGTATCCTACAAAGTCGCCAGCCGCCACAGCGTAGCCGATAACGTACCCGTCATCACGGCACCATCCGGGGCCTAGCCGTGTCAGGTTTGGATCACATGTCTCCAAGTCAATGGCTATGCGGTCACAGTTTGTTAGATCAGGGAACGACGATGGCGGAACCCATGTATCTTCAAAGTCAAATAGATCAGCTTTCATCGGTTGACACCTCACCCCCACACGCTAGATATCCACAAGCATCCACCCAGTTGTCCGCGTGATGTGGGTTCGATGCTATACGAGCTATCTTCAATAGTGTCATTTTTATGGCACAGTCCGCACCAATCGGAAGATCGTCAGGCTTGATGCTATCCCACCAGTACCATACGGTTTCAATGTTTTTGAAGTTGTCTTCCATGTCACCGTGCTGTGCTGCACGATCCTGCGTGACGTAACCTTTAGCTGTATCTAATACTTCTGCTCTTCTCATAACTGAAACCCATACTGTGATTGTGACTCGACTATGTGTAGCGCTTTTTTGGCACGAGTAAGCCCGACGTAGAACGTCCGTATCTCGGACGCCTGATCGGTGCTTTCAGCGCATGCTCGTGATGAATCTAGAAGTAGGGCGACGTTATCCGCCTCGCCACCTTTGGCTTTGTGAATCGTCGATATCCGAATCCTCGGCTTGCCCGATAAGATAGACTCGCCCATCCG